CCCATATAAAACTATTATAAATAGATGTATATAGCATATAATATGCTAGATAATGAAACAGGAGAAATGTAAATGAGTGACGAAGACTTAACAAATAAAGAAAAGCGTAACATACAAACGCTTGCAAATACACAATCAAAGTATCTAACATCAATATTAGATCAGGAAGATGTAAAACAATTCAAGGCTTTAGTACCTGAATTAAAAGACACTTGGTCTAAAAAACAAATGTTTAGAACAGAAACAGAAATGAGATTTTCTGTTTTATCTGATAACAAATATCCAACTAGAGCAGCAAAATACTGGCAATCAGTTAGAGAACAAAATACACACTTTGAAAATCTAATGCACCTATCTTTTGACTATCGTAAAAATGATGTTGAGATAAAACAGTTAGAACGAAAAATTGAAAAAGAAGAAGACGATTTAGAAAAAGAATTACTACAAATCGAGTTAGAACAAAAACTTTATGGAAAAGCTTCTATGGAGTTAGTTGCAAAACACAGAATGAGAGAAGTAGCAACTTGGTCTAAACTTAAAAAAGAAAATGATGACGGTACTTTTGATAAAAAAGATGTAAATAAACATCAAGCTGTTTCTTACAAACTTGCTCTTGCTGAAAGAGCAAAAACAATTACACCAGGAACTTCACAAGCAGAAGTGTTTAACATACTTGGTCAAGTACATACACTTGATAGAGTAATTAAAGAAGGTGAATTGTTACCTATGGAAGAAAGATTAAAACTACAAAATCAATCAACTGAAATTAATACTGAAGAACATCCTGCTTCTATAAAAGAAGAAGAAAAAGAGGTCTTTATAAAGTAATATAAATAATTTAAAAAGGTGAATAGAATATGAATGATGAAAAATTTGATTTTGTTTTTTTAGGCCAAAGTGTTTTAAAATATGAAGTACCTTTAAATATATTTGAAGCTATAAAAAACATTTACATTTCCAACTTTACTCAATTACCAAAAGCAAATAGACAACTTGTAGGCAAGATTGCTAATGAGCATTCCATTTACTTTGATGGTGAACCAAACAATAAAATGCAACCGCATAATCTATGTACTTTAGAAGTGCTAGAATGGTTTAAAGCTAAGTTTGAACATTATCTAAAATGGAATAAGATACGTAATTATAGATGTCACTTAAATTCAATTTGGATTAATAAGATGACGGATAATGAATACAATCCTGTACACGTACACATTGGTTCCTTACAAACGGGATTGTCTTCAGTAATGATACTAAAACTACCAAAAACAACTGGTGTTGAATATTCTGCTGAAGACAAACCTTTAAATGGTGCGTTACAAATCTTAGGTTCTGCTAGTGGTCAATTTGCGAAAACTGATTATTCACCTCAACTAAAAGAAAGAGACTTTTACATTTTTCCTTATGATATGAGGCATTGTGTTTATCCGTTTAACAGTTCAAATGATACTCGAATAACCCTTGCTGCTAATTGTGATGTAGAATATAGTCAAATTCAAAATAGAGGAGTATATTAATGATCTATAAAGAACCACGCTGGAAAAGTTACATAGTTGAAACAACACAACCTATTTTTACACCTTGGCAATGTAATGAAATCATAAAAGCAGGCCGAGCTCAAAAACCAGAAAAAGCAAAAGTAGGTACAGGTCATACTGAAGAAACATCAGCGTATGATACAAAAAAAAGAGTGACAACCATAAGTTGGATACCTTTTGATGCTTTAAAACCAATGTATGATAAAATTAGACAAGTGGTTGACGCAACAAATAAAAATCATTTTGGATTTGATACATTAGAAATAACTGAACCTGCTCAATTTACAGAATATCCACCAGGCGGTTTTTATGACTGGCATACAGATAATGATGTATCAGGCATTAACGAACCACCTGTAAGAAAAATGTCAATGACTTTATTACTATCACCTGAAAATCAATTTACTGGTGGTGGTTTAGAATTAATGACAGAAGGCAGATCGCCTAATATGAAACAAGGTCACGCTATATTCTTTGCGTCTTTTATAAGACATAGAGTTGTGCCTGTTCAAACAGGAGTAAGACAATCACTTGTAATGTGGTTTGGAGGAACACCATTTAGGTAAGATTATGGCAAAGTTAAATAGAGAAATATTATTTCCAACACCTGTTTATTTTAAAGACTTAGATAATAGTCAACAACTTAATCAATATCTTTTTTCACATATAAAAAAATGGGCAGAAACAACACCATCTGAATCTAAAACAAATTCAGGTACAGGTTGGCATAGTCCTACTGATATGAATGAAAAAGAAGAATATCAACCATTAGTACAAGAGTTATTTAAAATGGCTGAAGAATGTAATTTAGATTACGGAGTACAACCAAAGTTAGGATTAGGTAATATGTGGGCAAATATCAATCCAACAAATGGATATAACAAAACACATACACACCCTAATTCATTATGGTCAGGTGTTTATTATGTAAAAGTACCTAAAAATAGTGGAAAGTTCTTTATAGAAGATCCACGACCAGGCCCTAATACATATATGCCTAGAAGAATGGATAATCTTCCTAAACAATTATGGCGTGTAGTTGCTTATGAAGCTGTTGAAGGAAGATTAGTTTTCTTTCCCTCTTGGTTGCCACACGGAGTAGATATAAACCAAAATACAGAAGAAGGAGAAGCAAGTTGGAGGATTTCAGTATCTTTTAACTTCATACAAGTATGAGTTTTCAACAAAACAAATATCAAGTAATTAGAAATGCTATTTCATCTGAATTAGCAAACTTTTGTTTTAACTATTTTCTTTTAAAAAGAGATGCTGTTAAATTTATGTATCAACATAACATTATTTCAGAAAGTGGATTATGGGGAACTTGGAAAGATCAACAAGTGCCAGGTTCATATTCAATATATGGCGATCACGTAATGGAAACTTTATTAATGAAAACATTACCTGTAATGAAAGAAAAGTCAGGATTAGATTTAATACCAACATATGCGTATGCTCGTGTATATGAAAACAATGCAATTTTAAAAAGACACAAAGATAGACCAAGTTGTGAAATATCAACAACTATTAATTTAGGTGGTGATCCTTGGCCAATCTTTATAGATCCAACAGGTTCAAATAATGTCATAGACGAATATAAGAATATACATAAACCTAACGCACCAAAAGGCGTACAAGTAGATTTAAAACCAGGTGATATGTTATTGTATTCAGGTTGTGAGTTAGAACATTGGAGAGAGCCTTTTCAAGGTAATATATGTGGACAAGTATTTCTACATTATAATCATAGAAATGGTCAATTTGGTGAAAAAAACAAATATGATGGAAGACCTTTATTAGGCATACAAAAAATAAGATTTAATCAATAAATAACAATTATAAATAATAGAAGGAATATTATGGCTGAAGAAATAAAAAACATTATAACAATTGACGGTAAAGATTATGAAATTGATAAACTTCCGTTAGAAGTTAGAAATACGATTGTTGCTAGACAAGAAATACAACAATCTAAAGTAAGACATAACATAGAATTAGAAAAAATTGACGTTCTTACTAACTACTATAACGAAAAGATAAAAAAAGGGTTAGAAGAATACAATGGCAGCGACAGCAAATCTACGGATTGACCAAGGCGCATCCTTTAGTTCAGATATAACTGTTAAAAATACAGACAATACAGCGTTTGATTTGACGGGATATACATCCTCTGCTAAAATGGCAAAGGGATATGCGTCAACTCGTACACGTACTGTTATATCTACAGCAATTAATTCTGATCCTACTACAGGTATTATTACACTAACACTTACCGCAGATCAAACAAATAACTTAGACGCACCTTCAAGGTATGTCTATGATGTTGAAATTACAAAATCATCTGACAGCACAGTAACAAGGGTTATTGAAGGTATTATTACAGTCAGCCCTTCAGTTACAACATAATTTTCTTATAAATATATAAAAGAAAATACATATGGCAGTCATAGCTAAAATTAATAGTAATACATCAGCAGGTCCTCAAAGAGTATCTGTTACTGTACCTAGTGCTACAGCTGCTCAAACTTTTAAAGCTTTAAATGACGTGAACGTGACTACATTAGAAGATGGTGCCTTGATTCAATACGATGCTGCAACAGATAAATTTATAACGAAAACAACTATCGAAACGACCACTGGAACATTAAAGTTCAATGGCGGTAATTTTTAGGAGAATTTAAATGGCAACGATAATACAGATTAAACGTTCATCAGGCACAACGGCCCCAGCCGAACTAGCACAAGGTGAACTGGCCTATACATATGGGACGGGTACCCAAGGTAATTTAGGCGATAGACTCTTTATAGGAACAGGAACAGAAACCGATGGCGTAGCTGCTAATATAGACATCATTGGTGGTAAATATTTTACAAGTTTAACAGATCACGTACCAGGTACTTTAACAGCATCATCAGCTTTACTAGTTGACTCTAATAAAGCAATTGATGAATTGTTTGTTGGTAATAACGTATCTACTGGCGGTACAATTAAGTTTAATGAAGGAACAAATAATGGCTCTAATTTCGTTGCCTTAAAAGCGCCAAATAGTGTTGCTTCTGATGTTACTTACACACTACCAGGAACTTTTAGTAACGGTCAATTTTTAACTGTTGATGGTTCTGGTAATTTAAGTTTTGCTGCTGTACCATCTGGTTCATTTACAATTTCTGATGGTTCAACTACAGATACATTTACTACTGGTCAAACATTAACATTTGATGGCGGTACAGGTATAGATACAACCGTAACAGACAATCAAGTTTCATTTGCTATTGACAGTACAGTTACAACAAATACTGGCACACAAACTTTAACAAATAAAACAATCAGTAGTGCTAATAACACAATTACAATTACTGAAGCAAACATTTCTGACTTAGGTTCTTACATAACTGCTTCAAGTACAGATACATTAACAAATAAAACATTTGACGCAAATGGTACAGGTAACTCAATTTCAAATATTGAAGTTGCTGATTTTGCTTCTGGTGTTTTAGATACTGATTTAAGTTCAGTTGCTGGAACAGATACAACACTTGCTTCAGCAAAAGCAATTAAA